GCCTTCCGGCCCTAGTTGAGACATTGACGAAAGTTAATGTTCCCTACATCCAATACGAAAGGTGTTTTGGTATGGCTAATTCGTTAACCCCGGAAAAGCATAGAGAGGTTAAGCCTCGAGACCGCAGACATGGTCCTTCCGATCTTCCTAGCGGCGGGCGTAAGCCCGCTCGTCGAAGTCGTCGGAAATCCAGTAACCGCGGTACGAAGAAACCTTCTAATGCGGGGCCTAGGTATCGAGCACAAGATCAGCCTGCTGTTAACTCTCATTTAGGGAGTCAGCAGCTCATCAGTGATACCGGATCTTTGATCCGCTCCATTGATGAAGATCATTTGTTGTACCCCAGGATCGACCGAATGTGGGATGAGTCGCACAAACTTGAGCGCCCCGTCTTATTTCGGTACAGGCCTAACATATATTCTCGTCTTCGACGAGTGTATGGCAAGCCTGTTCACAACTCTGGTGGTCCTCTCCATCATATTAAGTGCTTTCAATCTCTTGATGAGATTCAAGGCATAGGCGAGTACTACGGTAGGGACTTCCGTCCATACGGTGGTTTTCTCAGCCAATATGTTGGAGGCTTTGTGCCAGCGAATTGGAATCATGGTTACAGCATTGTTGATTTCAACAACGCTGGATTCGTGAGTCCTATCGACCTAGATTTTGGGTCAGCCACACCATATGGTGCGCAGGCTTACAATAAGATGAAGCCTAGGGTTGCAGATTTTGATGCGATGCAAGGACTTGGTCAAAACCTTGTCGAGCTACCGCAGCAACTGCGAACCACATCCGAAGGTCTTGCTAACGCGTATCAGGCCATCACAGGTCGTAGTGCTCGCGGCATAGGTCGCGATTCTCTACGCAAAGTTTTGGGCGGACGCGCGTCTCGCAAAGATGCCCTCAAGGACTTGCTTATGCCCGATAAGATCGGGGAGCAGTTTCTTAATGAGCAATTCGGGTGGTTACCCTTTATCAGTGATATGAAGGACCTTTATAGGGCCTATCGTAACCAATCTACTAATTTTGACAACATACGTCGTCAAAATGGTACTTGGAATCACCGTAGACGCACCTTGTTCAATACAGAGGAACAGAGTCCTATAACTACTCTCGACAATTATGCCGGGAATTGTTATCCAGTTTTAACGGATGACTTTTATAGAAACTCTGGTACTTGGGTGACTTCCCACTTATCCACCCTTACTCAACGTAAGGTGTGGGCCAGTGGATCATTCAAGTTTTATGCCCCTGAATTTGATTCCAGTAACCGTGCATCCGAGGGGATGTACGGGGATGTGATGCGTTTAGTCCATTATTATGGAGTCCGCGTCTCACCTACTGTAATCTGGGAACTAACACCTTGGACTTGGCTTGGCGATTGGTTTACGAATGCTGGCAATGTCATAGACAATGTCACTTCGTCAATCTTTGATCGCCTAGTCAGTAAGTACGCTTATGCAATGTGCACCACAAATGTTTTCGCATTTAACCAAACTGCGATACATTTGAAAGCTGGTGATGTTGCCTGTAATTGGATTCAGCACGTGCTGGTCCAAGACAGAAAACAAGCGCACCCGTATGGATTTGGCCTGACGGATGGAGATTTATCTGTCCGTCAATCCTTAATCCTAGCTGCCATCGGGATAACCCGACGGTAGTCTATGGATCCGTAGTGGTCTTCAAGTCCACTTGATGGAATGGGATCCCATCGAGTTGGCCATTACGTAAACTCCCTAAGTTTTAGGAGGTCATCTGCAATGGCATTTTCCGATCCACAATCCGTAACTATCTCTGGCTTTAATGGTGGCGCAGCGATTTCTTTGCCGCGTACATCAAGTCAAGGTAGTAAATCGATATATACGTCTAACGATGGACTTTATGTCCTTACCGTTAGTCACCAATTCTCTGGAACGCCGGGTTCGGCGAACTATAGAGTTAGGTCAATGTATCGCTTGGATGTCAAGGTTCTTGCGACCGATCCCTTCAATGCGGATCGCTCCATTTACCAAGACTTCGGCGCGTACATTGTTTTGGATAAGCCCGCGTTTGGCTTTACAGCTGCCAATATGGTTGCTGTTGTCACTGCGCTGGTTACCAATATATCGGCTAGCACTTACGCTGCTGCGACGAAACTCGTCGGCAACGAGAGCTAGTTTTTACGGACGAGGAAACGGTCTAACCGTGGATTGCATTGCAGTTCGAAGCATTACCCCCTAGTTAGGAGGAAGCTTGAAAAGCGACGCAAGAGACCTACTAAGGCTGGCACTCCTCGTCTACGACGATGCGTGTGCCAGGTGTTCAGTCAATGTCTCCAGTTTACGTGACAAAAATACTATAATGTCACGGGTCAAATCAGAGGGCGTATCGTTTTTAACGATAACGCTACCCTCCTTCGCGAAAGACTTTGAGTATTGTCTAGCGCTAGGGAGAATAGACCCAGCATGCTTCAGATCTTTTAAGAAGCATGGATCAATCCCTGTTTTTCTTAAGGGTATGATCGGTCTACTCTTTGACCGGGAGACGGGAGGTCGTCTAAATGAATTTGAATCGCCTAATTTCGATGATGCGATTATTGTTGACACCGTTCGGCAAATCTGCCGGACGTTCAACAAACTCCTTCTCGAATGCGCCCCCGAAAGGGTCGCGTCAGCGATTCAAGGTTTCGTTCAAACGGAGCGGGACCTTGAAGAGTTCCAGTGCTCAGATGATTTACGTGCTATCTTTATGCACGTATCTCATTTATTATGGACTGTTGATCGCCCAAATGATGAACTTAGTTCACTTTGGTCCGATCCCAGCCCCAGAAATTTTGAATCACTTCTAAGTGACTCAAAACGGACCCAGCTAGCCGATCTGGACTTACGTTCAGTTTGGCCTTCGCATGGTCCTGGAGCAACAGCTGAATCCATTTCCGGTAACCGGAAATATTCTTGGCTGACCTGGCATGAACGTCTTGAACCCTACTTCCCTTTCCTCGAAAACGGTTATTCTATTTCCGCTTTCGATTCAGAGGAGTTCGAGAAAGTATCGTTCATTCCCTCGTGTCAGGAGTTGCCTGTAAAGGTAACTCCTGTACCGAAGACTCTCAAGGCACCTCGTATCATTGCCATCGAACCTGTGTGTATGCAATATGCACAGCAAGCGATTCGGCGATGTCTTTACGACATCATCGAGTCATCTCCTATGTCGAAGGGTCATGTGAACTTCACTGATCAGTCGATAAATAGGAGTATGGCTTTGACAGCGTCAAAAGATGGGTCTTTAGCGACAATCGATCTATCTGAAGCATCGGACCGCGTTCCGCGGGACCTTGCTCTTCGAATGTTCGATGGTAATCCTGATCTTCAGGATGCTATCGATGCATCTCGATCGACGCATGCAAAACTTCCAGATGGCACCGTAATTGGTCCACTTAGGAAGTTTGCATCGATGGGTAGCGCTCTTTGCTTTCCAATTGAGTCAATGTACTTTTACACAGTGTGTATCATTGCATTGCTGTTGGAGCATAACCTTCCCGTAACGTCTCGCAACGTCCATCTGGTGTCGCGAGATGTATTTGTCTATGGTGACGATTTAATCGTTCCATCAGACAAGACTGTTGCTGTTCTTCGATACTTGCAACTGTTCGGCTGCAAGGTTAATAAGGACAAGACTTTTTGGCACGGATTTTTCCGTGAGTCTTGTGGCCTTGACGCGTATAAGGGTACAGTGGTAACACCAGTGTATATCCGACGTACGCGCCCGAAGAACAGGCGGCAAGTCCCTGAGTTAATCTCCTGGTGTGCTACAGCTCACCTCTTCTACCTGAAGGGGTACTGGCGCACATGCTCGTACATGTATCAACAAGTCGAGCGCATTGTAGGGCCTCTGCCTTACATTGCTGAAGATACTCCTGGACTTGGTCGTATCTCTTTTCTGGGATATCGGTCCGTCGAGAGATGGAATCCGACATTACATCGTTTTGAAGTGAGGACGATGGTCCCAGAGGCAGCTCGTCGCACTGATGAGCTGTCGGGGTACGCGGCGCTTCAAAAGTGTCTTATCAAACTGCAGGGTTCAAACCCTGCCGATTTACGACTGGACTTATCTAGCCGTAAAGATTTTCTTGAACTCTCCAAGGGTATTATCCCCGAGAGCCAAGATGATAAGCATTTGGCGTCATCCGTGCTTCACGGCGTAGCCACACTGAAACGTCGTTGGGTGCCGGCCTAAAAATCCGGCTCAGGGTTAGAAACCCTAGAGGAGCTTATCCGTTCCGCGCCATCACGGTAGGAGCACCAAAGCACGAAGTACCTTTCGATCAGAAAGGGAAAGCGTGAAGCGGTGGTCCGAAATGAGGGCGTGATCAATTGGGGATAACCCCTTTTGATTAAGGATCCTTGTGGTCCTTTGGCACGGGCAGTGCAGCTCCTCTGCCC